TCCGACGGAGCTGGTCGCTATGTCCTCGATGTTGTCCGCCATCTGCTGAAAAGTGTCCGTTGCCGCCGTCGGCACGCCCTTGTCAGTGATCGCGGCGGCGACAAGCGTTTTACCGTCACTGACAGATTGAAAAACCTCTTCAAGCGCCCCTTTGACGTCCGAAGCCATAAAATTAGGACTATCCAGCGAAATTTCTTCCGCCGTGTAGTCCCCTGGAGCTGCGATTATGTTGCCGGTCCGTCCGAACACGGTCGGTACCGCATCAGTGTTGTCGACCTTCTGCCATTCGGTGCCATTGGAAATGACCCAATCCCCGACCTTGAACTCGATGTCTTGAAATGTCCCGGCTGTCTCGGTCACGTAATAGTTTCCCTTCGCTTCTGTCGCATCCGGGAGTTCTGGGATATTTGTCGCTGCGTTCCAGGTACTCTTGTATTCGACCTGACCGACAATGGAATCGTGAAGGTATATCATTGGGATCTTGGCGGAAAGATCCAGCGGCGCAAAGCCATCGGGCTGTCCTTTCTTGGCCGCGTCTTCTTTGGCGTTCCAGGCCGACTTTTGCGCTGGCGTTACATGGATGCCTGCATTACCCGAATGCGCCGATAGTTCCGCTTGAACCACCGATATTTTACTGGTCACATACCCCAGAGTTGCAAAGGTAAGCGACTCGTCGATAATTGCCGTGACATTCGCCGCAGTTCCAACAGTAGCGATCAACTCTACTTCTTTTTCCACGACATCCCCGCCGCCTGCTGGGGGGATATATCCGGCAAACTCTCCGGCGTTAGCGTAGTTGTACAAGACTTCTCCCTCATCGGGGTCCATTGCGTATACGCCAATCTCCCGAAGGTAAAAGCCGGTTTGTAAGTCCTGGTTGGACATTGCCGAAAAGACCCGCGCTTGTCCGCTGCTGGAGCTGACGCGAGATATGGGAAGGCTCATCACTTCATGAATGATATGAGACAAGTCCGAAATACTGCCTGTGTAATGCCCATCCCCGATACCGATTCGTGTAAACTGCAGCACTTCCCCCGCCAACGCCTTGGCTTGTAGATTGCGGCCTTTTTGCGTAAATTTGAGTCCGCCGAATGCACTCATAACTCGTCCTCCTGTGTAATCTGTATCTTATCCGCCATATAAACCGCTGTCCCAAAATTGAATTGAGTGTCCTCCACCAGTCGGATCAACACAGTATCTAACCAGCTCCGGGCATTTTTGACCGAATTGACCAGGCGCAAAAAGCGCTCTGCATGTTCCGTTGTTGCTGAGAAGTTGGACGTAATGACCCGGAAATATCCCGGCTGTCCGCCATACTCGAACCACTCCTCGACGATCCCGTCTCCGAAAATCGTTGTCATGAGTTCTTCCACGGCTGCGGGCGTTCCTTTGCTCCGATGCCATCGAAAGCTGTTCTTCACGATCTCCCGCCGCAGCGAAAGGGGCAACGTCGGATCATAAAACGGCACATTGTATTGCCACGCCAGTTCGTCCGTTTCTTCGGAAGTTAGCTCGTCCAACCGGCTGAACTTCGACAGCAGCGTGATTTGATCGGCAAGCTGGTTTAACTCTGAATCTAAAGAGCGAGCGGCTGCGGCTGTTGCCGGATCAGTCTGAAGACTCGGCGGCAACAAGTTGTAAAGGGACACATCGGAAATTTTAATCATCGATCGTCCCCCCGAAAGAAACGTTCACATTGTCCGCAATAGCTACCGCCTTAAACGGCACATCCGTATAGCTCATACCACCAACGTCTACGCGATACGCCCCGGCCTGCATAACGCGCCGAATTAGTTCAGATGGATTAATGTCCCGCCCAAGCCGGGCCTTTTGCCAATTCACATAGCCAGAAACCGCATAGTTAACTTGAGCTTGGATGGTATCCACAAGAGCAGTCTGATCCGCCTGAACCCAATAGGTTAGTCCTACATCGTAAGAGACTACTTCTGGGGGCTCAACCCGGACCAAATCCGTCAATGGCCTTATCGTCCGATTGCTAAGCGCGGCAAGCACTGCATCCAGCAAGCCTTGCTCCGGGATCTCACCGCCATAAAGCAACGGTACGACCGTAACCTCCGTCGGAGCCGGTGAATAAACAGCGACATCCGCTATGCTAGCGCTGGCCGCTTTGGTCCAATGTGCATAACCGTCAGAGGGTCCGGCCGTCGAAAAGGATGACGGCGCATTATGAATACGTTCGCGGTACGAGTCGTCAGTTTCAACTTCGGCTCCACCGCTACTGGCCGAAAAGTTGGTTGCGCTCTGCACAAAAGGTAGTTGGTCCATCAGAACTGATATCTGTCCCGGTAAAAATCCGTTGCCAGCTATTCCGAGAATCGAACATTCCGCTGGCACGACACCTACTTTGGCGCCAGCCGGGATCTCTAAATACGCTGTTGTGACAAAATAAAGCGATCCATCCCCGCCTTGCGGCCCGACACGTGTTCCAGCAGGAATTGCCGTTGCAGATGCAAGAGGAATGGATAGCGTAAATGAAATAGCGGTAAGCGCCGGGGAGGCAGACAACCGATTCGTACCCTGAAATGCGCCTAAGTGATCCAACATAGCGCCGGTCGCATAACGTAGCAATTCCGCCTTGGCGGTTTGGTTGATCAGCACCCGTTGCTGTACAATCACCGCAGCCAGAGCAGACAAAAACAGCCTTACCGGATCGGTAGGCTGGAGTGTACGACCTGTTAAGGCTTCATATGTGGATATGATATTTCGTTGTGTTTCTGATGCATCCTCCGAAACAAACTGAATATCCGGTAAATCAATGAGTTCAGCCACTGTTCTCCCCCTCAATCTGATCGGTCAACACAAATCTCACGATTACCGACAAACGTCCCGCCAGAGAGTCCGAAGCCCCTCCCGGGAATAAGACCTCCGTTATTGTGGCGCGTGGTTCCTGCTCTTGAATGGCCGTCATCACATCCCCAATTAACCGCGCTTGTGCAACTTGCGCGGGTTCGTCTATGGCTTCGTAATTCAGACCGATATGTCGGGCAAGGGGGACGGTGCCGAGCGGCGTTGAGAGGATCGTACGAATGTTCTGTGCGACCTCAGCCGCAAGCGTGACCGGCGCAAAATCGATCTCCTTTGGCTCGTTCATATCCACAGAGTAAATCGTCATTTTACGTATTCCCCCAATGTTAAAGCGACTTGCGCTTCGATGATGTTGCCCGCGCCGTCCAGCGTGGACCAATCTTGGGACAAGTCCGTTATGACCCACAAGCCAACACCTACGCCCTTACCGCCGATCACTAGCGGCATTGCCTTTCCAGCTCGTTCGAGCTTCGTCAACTGATCAAGCTCCTTACGTGGGTTAAGCCCCCAATCCACCGCGAAGCGCACAGAAAACGATACGGTATCTGCACCCGGCCCCATAAACTCTTTTTTCGGTTTTTGACCGAGAATATCATGTTGGGCCCAGCGTCCGGCTGACGATCGGTTAAAATTTTCTATCGTGCGAATCGCCGTCGGGGAAACGACAAATACGACGGGGCCCAAACTGCCGAGTTTATTCATGACTAACCCTCCTGAAATGATGCGGCAGAGACGGTACCGCTAACACTGAGATTGCCTGTAATTGTCACGTTACCGGAGATTTTTACCCCACCCTCGATGGTAACTCCGCTGGCAGCTCTCACTTTTAGCGCCCCTGCAAGGCGGTCATAATAAACATAACTCCCATCCTCAAACCACGTCCCTCGCTGATCAGGCTCTCCCGGCGGTGAATCTTCCTCCGTATAATAGGTGCCCAGGCAAAAACCAGCGGACCGACTACCGTCCAAGAATACGCAAAGCACGGTTTCCCCTGGAGCCGGTAGATCAACCCCACGCGCCCAGCCGCCCGGCGCAATGACCGGCAGCGGCGCAGACACCAGGCCGTCACGATCCGCGAACGCCACACGCACGCTTCCGGAATCCGGGTCCGCCGTAGAAACCTGTCCAATGACGATCATGTCACCACCCCAATACTTTCCGAATGTCTAATTCCGTTGTGTAACCCCCGCTGCCGATCGTATGTTTGGCCGTCTCAATGATGTACTTGCCGTCAAAACGCCCCCAACCCTTAATATTGATGGTTAGCGTTGCGGCCATCCGAATATCTCCCATAAGACGCAAACGGCCGGTGCCGTACATTTTGTTCTTTTCCCTGAGTCTCTTCCGCGCAAGGCGTAGCGCGGCCGCCTCAGAATCCGCTTGCTCGGTAATTCGTAATACAGGTCCCGTTTTAGGGGCTCCCGGAGGCGTGTACGTAGCTTTAACCGTCTTTTTGCTCTTAGGAGGCGTATAAGTCACTACGCACTGCCGATAAGCCGCATTGGCCGTAGACCATGAAAAGTCATGTCCAAGCACATCATCCTTGCCCCTTGTGATAGTTGCAATGACCGGCTTTTGCTCATACGTAAACTCGTCGAAGAGGACAAGACTGCCAGCCGAGACCTTTAGTGCAATCCCCTCTTTGGTTGCGGTGTCCAGCAAAAAGCCAAGGTCCGCCTGTTCTGTCTGCTGCAGTCGGTCATATGCGGGATTGTCGGCGGCTTCGTAGACGAGTTTCAATCTTGCACGCTTCGCGATCTCTCCGGCCACCGTCTTGAGCGTCGTTTTTTCCCACGCCTTCGAACGCTTTTCGAGCTTCGCGCCAGAGGCCGGGAGTGAAACTGCTTTGATAGATGCTGTATCCGGCGGACCGGAAATGTCGCAAGCCGCCACTTCGAAACTGCCAAGCGGCAGGCTCTTGATTTGGCCTGGACCGGCCCAGTTAATCGTGCGGATTTCGGCCTTAATTTTGTCTCCCTCTGCCGGGTTCCATGGTCCTTGCCAGTTTCGTTCGCGGTCTTCGAGTTGAATGTCAAGGTCATCGAGTCTGCCGGTCGCGTCCGTATATGCAAATGAAAGCAGCGATGACGAGATGCTTCCGCTTATGTCCTTACCGTTATAGTGCAATACCAGAACGGTATGGCGAGCATCCTGCTTGAGCACAGATCATCCCTCCCGTCGCCATGGAGGCAGCGTACCGGACGTATCTGCTGGCTTATCTGGCACAGACAAGGCTATCCCTCCGGAAAATATAACTGTCGTCGCATGATCCGGATTAGCGTTAAGCAGTAAGGGCATTAACTCCGCTGCCCCATACAACTTAAAGGCGATACCATCCCAAGTATCGCCCTGTAAAGTGCTATATGTCATCTAAGCCTCACCAACCTTTGCCTTTCCATCATCTTTAGAAAACGGCGCTCGAATTCATCCTGGGCTTCGGCCATTGCTTGCTTAACACTCTGTGCCGATACATCCCCGCCGCCTTGAATCGTAATTTTCGGCGCGAACGTGACGGATACATCACTACCACCGTCTCGACCCATCATTTGATTGGCCACATTCAGCAAATCATGCGAGCGTGGCTTATTATTCAGCGGGATCGCAATTTCGGGACCGGCTTCTCCGAAGATGGACGGACCACTGCTAATGCCCCCTTCACCAAATCGTGGCAACATCCAAGAAATATCGGTGTAGTCAGGTTGCTTTTCGATTGCAGACTTTTGGAAAGGCCAAGAAGGTTTTAAGCTTTCTGGCACCGCTTGTCCAGATGCTGTATAGAGCATTTCCAAATTGATCTTCTTCTCGTTTGGCAGACGGTCCATTTCCCGATTTAAGTCCTCGACCGACTTCAATGCAGCGTTAAACCGGGACTTCTCTTCGGAAGAAAGACTGTTGAAGTTCTTGGCCTGATCTTCCAACTTCCCGCCTAGATTCATTTCAATCAGTTTTTTTTGAGCCTCGTAGAGTTCGGAAAAACTATTCTCTGAGGCTGCAATC